ACTGCTTTCTCTGCAAGTTCGTGTAGGTACGCATATACGTCCTCGTCCGTAACTTCAATTTCCTTTTTCATTGGTTTGCCTTAAAGAAAGCCTGCGCGAAGTGTTGAGAGCAAAGCGACCTGACACAGTGATAACGTCCCTGCCTCCAATCTCAATGCGGAACTCGGGCTTTTGGTCGCGTCCGTTGACGTTCAACTGGTGGCGCTCAATCTTAACGAGTGGACGCACGTTGATTTTGATTTCAACCTTTGCCTCATTCGGTGTCTCGCTCTTAACTTCCAACTTCTTTGCCTTTTTCTTAAACATAGTGATTTGTTTTTTATTTTTTTAATACCCCTGTCTGTCGTCCCCGTCCTCAATGCGACATATGCACTTTTGAGTGCCGACGCCGCGCATAATGTGTCCCTCCCCGTCGCTCTCGTCCGTAGAGACTTCGCCCTCGCCATAACAGAACTCGCACACCTCCTCAACCTCACACTCCTTTTTGCACTTGGAGCAGGTATATATCTCTATCGGGTCGTGGTGGTCTCGGGGATTTTCCTTAAAGTCCTCCACGAGGTCGGCGAGACAACATTTTGATACTTCAATTGTTGCCATAGCCTTATTTGATTATTGCCTGCAATGCGTGAGTGGTAATCGTCCCGACGTAGAAATTGTCTACGGGGCGCTGTCCCGACATTGCCCAAGCGGTGAAGCCTATAAAGTCAATGACGAGTACAACTACGACGATTGTGAGTGCGATTTGTGCTGTTTTCATAGATTTGGTTAACGAACCTTAATAATTACTTCTCGTTCAATACCTCCTCAAAAGTGAAACCCAAAGCCTCAAGCGCTTTCATATCTGCCTCCGTCAAGGTCTTGCGACCAGTGAGGGCAGAAATGGACTGCGCGACTTCGGGCTGTTTGACGTAGAACTTTACTACGCCGTACACCCTGTCTCGGTAGAACTTTATTACCTTTGTTTTCATAGGCGATTTGTCCTTAATTGCTAATATCTATACTCTACGGCAAGCCGTATAAGATTGCAAGTAGTAGGGTGTGGATAACTTAACCTATAAGGACTACTATACGGCATAGGGCTATGATTGACCGCTTAACTCCCTGCCAATCTTATTGTACTCGTCGTCCCAAGTGTCAATTGCCATTACCGACACCACATAGCAATACCTATCCTCCTCGGCGCCGTTGACTGCAAACGCTTTGTCGTACACTCCCGTCGGCTCAATTTCAAAGGTCATAAACTCACCTGTGAGGTGATACCCTTTCTGACCTTTCATTTTTTCGGGCTTCTCAAGCCCTGCTTGCATTTCTGCAATCACTTCGTTAATGCGATTTTTTCTTTTTGCCATACTACAAGTTGTTTAACGCTGTTAAGTTTTCCTCCCTGTTCGCGTCCACCTGCATACCTTTTGAATAGAGACTTTTGACCACCTCATTGAACTTTGCAGGCGACATTTTGAAGTCGCATTTGGCTTGGAGGCAGGTAAAGTTTCCTGTGTCTCTATCCTGCATAAGCCCACCGTTGCACTTCGGGCAACGCATATTCTTAAGGCGCGACCACAATAACTTTTGCTCTGCCATAAACCTATTTCTTTATTGCTTTTGCCTTGATAATTTCGTTGTCAAACTTCTCAACCACGAAGTCCTTAAACCCGTCAGGGTATCGCTTCTCAACGTCGGCTTTCAGTGTCTCGCCAACGTATGACTGCCACGCGTCCCACGCCTCAAGAACGAACTGCTTGTTTGCCTTGTGAACCTCCACGAAAAACTTGTCTATTGCCTGCATAATGAATTGTTTTAATCGGTTAATTTTGGCTGACTGAATGAACGTTGCTCGTCCATATAACTATCAGCCTGTGTTGGGTGTACGGTCTGCGCCTTGGTCGGATAACCGAGGTCTTGGCGCCACTCGTCCTCCTTAATGCCTCGCGCTTTTGCCACTTTCCAATCAGTCGGATAATACTTACCCTCTGCATTGAACTTGGCTCTGACGCGCTTAATGTTGTCCTCTCGCGGTAGGTCAATGATGTCTCGCAACCACACACCCTCCTCGCCCGACGCACCCTTGCGGATACGTTGAGGGAAGTAACGGCGCCAAATAGCAAGCATAAGCACAATGTCGCTATTTCGGGTCTCGGGGAGGTTACGCAAACATTCCTCAACCATTGTTTTTAATGCTTTTTTCATTGTCCGTCTGTTAGCCTTTTAGTCTCGTCAAGAGGCAACAATTTGGTCTCAATGCCTGCGAGAATGTTCTTAAGCGGTTTCATTCCCGACGGTAATTGTCTCTGATTTTTCCCACCGTGGTACTCAATGTCTTGGTAGTTGTGCTGTGAAATACCGTTAACCTCCTCAACGAACCTCAAGCGGCGTTCCTCGTCCTCAACGACAGCAACAATGAAACTCGGGTTAATCAGTCCTTGTTTGAGTTTGATTATTCCCCCGTCTTTGATACCTGCAATGACACGCTTAATCTCGTCCTTGTCGCATTTCACTTCCGTTTTGGTTGAGAGAATGACCTTAAAGCACTTGTTGGTCTCAATCAGCACCTTAACCTCATTATTGTTGCTCATTTTCGTCCTCGTCTAAGCCAATAATACTTTTCCCTTTGCCCGACTTCGTAAAGGAACCTGTTGAGGTAAAGTTCTTGAAACCTGCTCTACTGAACCAAGTAACAAGTCGCTTTTCTACCTCAAACGTCTTTTGAAGTGTCCACTTTTCCCGAGTGCCTGTGCTGTTTAGTTCCGTCCAATAACTCGCAAACGCTTTAATCTCGTTCCACAAAGCCTGTTTTGATACATTGGTATTCTTTTGGGCGATAGCGTTTAGGAACTCTTGGAGCCACGGAACCTCCTGCTTGTTTTTCAGAGCCTCAACCCCCTCAAAGAACTGCAATGCTCTCTCTTTGGGAGTAGGTTTTTTAACAATCTCTGCTTCTTGCTCGGGTGCGGTCATTGGTTTACCAATGACGGGTTTCTGCTTCACCTTAACTTTACTTGTACTTAACTTACCTTTACTTAACTTAACTTCTTTGTCAGTTGGTTTTTCACTCTGCACCCGTTGGTTGTCTTTGGTATACCATTGGGTGTCAAAGGTCTCGGGAATAGGGTATTTTGCCCTCCTGCCTCGGTCTGACCTGAACGTTTGGTGTTCGTCAAACGCATACACCTCAAAGTATCGTTTGCCATTTTCGTCGTGGTACTGCTTGAGCAAGCCAATTTTCCACAACTCCTTAAGGTATTCCTCAACCTGCTCCTCGTTCCACCCACGACGAGGAACGATAAGGAACAGCACGTCTTGGGTTTCGCCCTCAATGCGTCCATAGTCGTCGGTGTGAGCCTGTATCCAACTGAACAGCAAGGCGGCTTGGTCGCTGACCTCATTGACCTTGCGGCTGTTAGATATTACGTTGCTGATTATTCGTCCTCTAGCCATAGGATTTAAGCGGAATATCCCTGCAAACGCTCAATGCCTGCGTCGCTTGCAAAGAGCATATCGCCCTTACCAAGTAACTTTTCGGCACCGTCCTCGTCTAGCATTACTCGGCTGTCCACGCCCTTGCTCATACGCAAGACAACACGAGTTGGGAAGTTAACCTTAATATCGCCGTTAATCACGCGTGTTGAGGCACGCTGTGTGGCAATAATGAGGTGGATACCGCACGCACGACCTTTCTGTGCGAGTACCTGAATAAGTGAACCAATGTGCGTTTTCATTCCGAGGTCAGCGAACTCGTCAATGATTACGAACTTGTAGCGCATATTGGGCATATCCTCTATGTTCTTTGCCCGAGCCGCTTTCATTTCCTTGTACCTCTCCTCCATTTCCTCGCACAATGCCTCAAGCGATATTGCGATTGCGGCGTGGTGCGACTGATACTCCTTAACCTTGCCCTCGCCCTCAAACTGCACCAACTCAACCTGCTTTGGGTCAAAGAGGTGAAGTTCAACACGGGGAATGGTGAGCAACTGGTTTATGAGGTTGTTGAGGAATACTGACTTGCCCGAACCGCTTGAGCCTGCGACGAGCATATGAGGCGCTTGCCTGATGTCAAAGCGTCGTGCGTCGCCCATTACGGTTTGACCAATTGCAATCTCAAACCCTCGTGCCTTTGGCGCCGTTGGGAATGTACGCTCGTCAAGGGGTATCTCAAAGCCTACTAGCCCACTGTCTCTAATTGGCGCTAGGACGCGTATACCCGACTTTTCTACTACTTGCTCAATGTCCTTGGTGTATGAGGCTATCTTGCTCATTTTAAGCCCAATGGACGGCTCGTAGCGGTACAACTCAACAGAGTTTCCACGCACTTTTGAATGGAACTCAACCGCAAGCCCGTGTTCGGCGAGCTTCATTTTGATTTTTTCCTCTGTGGTCATATTCTTATAATTTAATGTTTCCGCAGAAACGAACTTTGCACTGACGGTCTCAAGATATTGCTTCATTGCACCGTCTTTCTGTATTCGCTTCTTAAGGAAGTCAGTAATGTTGTCAACTTTGTTCTTTTTGAACGCCTTTTCGCGCTCCTCGTCTTGGTCAAGTCGGTGAATGTACGCGAGGATTGAAACCTCTTTGTCGTACATTGCGTACACATTCGGCACGAACACCTGCTTGCCGAGCAAGGCGTCCGTAACGTCGTAGTAGTACCGATAAAAGAACTCAAATATGAGAGGGTGGTCGTCAAAGACGATTTCAAACTCTCGCATTTGTGGTGAATTGTCAGCGTTCTTGCTGATTTTGAACTCCGCGTACACCATTGAGTAAGGCACTTCGCCTGTCTCTGCCGCAACGAGGAAGTAGTTGAACGCCGCCTGAATGAGTTTTGCGCCGTCAATCGCTTCGGGATTTGAGTACGTTGAGGTTATTTTGTGGTCGCGGATAATCAGCCTGTCTTTGTGGTCGCGGTACACGAGGTCGGCAGAACCCTTGAGAGGGATTGGCAACACTTTCCCGTCAACCTCAATCTTGTGCTTGAGCATTTTTTCAACAAGCACAACCTCTTTGACGTACTTTCGGTAATCAAACTCTTTGATGTACCCAAAGAACGCAAAGGCAAACTTCTCGTTCAGTTTCTCTCGGCTTGCAATGACAGTGTTGTATCCAATGAAGCCGTCGGAATACCCGAGCAAGTAATCCAAGCCGACTTGGTGAGCAATCTTTATTGCTTCGCCGTCGTCTTGAGGCACTGGCACGTCGGGATTGCCGCCAAGGTACGTTTCAAGCGCCTTGTGCATTGCTTTCCCGAGAACGTTTGAGGGTGAACTTGTGGTCTCAATTTGGTCGCCGTTAATGTAGTTCACCTTGAACATAAACGGGTCTGACCCAAACTTGGTGAATGACGAGTACGAGTAATGAGGGACAGGGAAGTTTGCGAACTCCGCAACCAAGCCTGTGTCGTCCTTACTGGTTCTTTTCGTTACCGTCGGCAACGTCAGTTTCGCCAATTTGGATTTCCGCTTCACCCGTTGAGGTTTCTTGGTTGTGGTCATTGTCGTTGTCATTATCTTTTAATAGGTTGCCCATTTTGAGGTCAGAGTGTTCAGCGAGAGCCTTTGCCTCTGCAATGCGGCTGTCTCTGTTGTCTTTCTCAAACGCTTCGTAAATGGTGCTGTTCTTTGGCAGGAACTTCGCCAACTGCTTAATCGCTGTCTTTTTCCACATTGAGAGTTCAGGGTCATTCTTTGGGTTCCAAGGACTGTATTCGCTTGCCTTGGACTTTGAGAACTCCTTAAACTTCATTACGTCTTTCTCACCGAGAACCTTAAACTGCTTCTCACCACTTGAGAGGGTCGCAACAGCGTACACGCCGATTGCCTTGCCTCTCTCGCCAAACACATTTGGTCGGTGAATAAGTGTCGGGTTCAGTCCTGCTTGGTAGTCAAACTCGTCGTGTTCGTGTACCACTTCGGCAGTAACATTTTTCATTCCTGCTCGGTAAAGGAGTGTAAGAACTCCCTGATACCCAAGTTGGAATTGTGCCTCGTCTTTGTAGGGCAGGACATAAGCCTCGCCTGAAACGCTTGAGGGGTACAGTTCGTACTCCGCGCACGTCATAAAGGCACTAATCAGCGTTTCCTTTTTGCAATCAAGGAGTTTCGGCGTCTTTTGGAGTGAGTACACTACCGACGACATAAACTTCATTACCTTTTCGTTGTCGCCTCGGAAAAAGTTTGTGATTGCCTTTTGGTGCTGTTTAGAGAGCGCCACCTTGAAACTGTCAATCGGTGTGAGCGCTCTTGCTTGTCCACTGTCCTTACTATTGTCTTTTGTAGTCATAGGCTATAATGGAGTTGCTAACTTGTAAGATTTGGTTTCAACATTAAGCGCCTGTTTCCGCAGGTGCTTTTTGTTTTGGGTGGAACTGGTCGTAAACGCGCCAAGCCTCAAAGAGAGCCTTAAGCCCGTTCGGGTTCACCCTCTGTAATTCGCTCAACTTCGCCTTTTTAATATCGCCGTCGTACTTCTCAAGTAGAGAGTAAAACGTGATACCTTTTGCTTTTCTTGTAAGTGTTGTTTTCATACTAAGTTGATTTCTTTGCGTTTTTCCAACGCTTCTCAACTAACTTTTTCATATGGTCTTTGCCATACTTCTTGACCACCGCCTTGCCTCCCTTGCTTTGGATACTCGGCTCGGCTTTCTTGGTCTTGAGTTTCGTTTTGCTCATAAGTTGAGTGCTAATTCTTAACGTTTAATTTGTCGTACCGACCTCCGACTTTCATAGTATACTCATACGGCTGTATTACGGCAAGCCGTATACCTGTGGATAAGTCCCGAAATGGGCGCATAAAGTAAGGACAAACTGTGTACAGTCAGGGTATAATGTGTGTATGAAAAATTATTTGGTAGTTCCAAAGACACTCTCAAAATATAGGAACGTGCAAACCGAGTACAAGGGTCTCAAGTTTATGTCCAAAAAGGAGGCTGAATACGCAATGCAGTTGGACTATATGCGCAAGGCTACCTCCCCCCGTGATAGGGTCGTGGAGTGGGTGCCGCAGATGCCGTTTCAGGTAATTTTGAATGAAAAGAAAATCTGCAAATACATTGCCGACTTTAAGGTAACGTACGCCGACGGGCGTGTTGAAATTGTGGACGTTAAGGGGGTGCGCACCGACGTATACCGCCTCAAAAAGAAACTGGTTGAAGCACAGTACGGTATCACTATCGTTGAGGTGTAAAACAAAAACACCCCCGAGTTGGAGGTGTCTTTGCGCTGATTTCCCTGTCTGCAATATAGGCTACTTTATTTTGCCAAGCAAGGTGTCAACCGCCTGTAAATGTGTTCTGATTTCGTCCCTGATAGCGTCGTTGCTTGGCGTGGTCGGTACGGGGGTGGGGGCAGGTGCCTCCTTGAGGAGGTCTTGTACCCACGCGTCGGTCAATAGGTTCCCATAGCAGGATTTCTTGGCGAACTTGCGGTGAGGCACGACGTTTGCCATAGATACCCCGTATTGGGTCATTTTTGCCTTAAGGAGGGCTTTAAGCGCCGTTATCTGCTCGGTTGTCGGTTTAGTAATGTCAAAGTTCCCTGCGAGGCAAATACCGAGGCTAGAGTTGTTTTTACCGATAGTGTGTGCGCCCTCGTCCGTGTCTGCGCGTCCCTGCGTAACCTTACCCGTCTTGTCTATGAAATAATGATATGCTATATAATAACCTAATGAACTCTTAAAGTTCCAAAGGTGTTTATGCCAATCATTAACAATCTCAAAAGTATGATTTGAAGTATCAGCACGAGGGTCGGTATCACTACCGCCTGTGTGATGTACTATCAAAAATTGAGGCACATTTTTCATATGGAAATTATACCACTAGAATACATTGCAGGTCTATTTGACGGTGAGGGTTGGGTGTCAATAACTCGGCACAAGCCTTATGTAAAATATGGTCAAAAAAGCATTGTATATACTGCCCGTGTTGGTATAGAAAGTACCGACACAGAACTTCTTGAGCAGTTGCAAGCGCAAGTTGGTGGCTCTCTGCATAAAAGAAAAAATAAACGTGCAGAAAACAGAAAGATAACTCACGTTTGGTACGTTGACGGTTCAAAGGCAGTACCGTTAATGAGTAATATATACCCATTTCTAAGGACAAAAAAGAAACAAGTTGAAGTGCTTTTTAAGTACGTCGGACACGCAACAGCATACCGAGAAAAAAATAAACGCAGGTCAACGCCAATGGACAAGGAAACACTTGCTTTCAGAGAGGAGTGTGTACAGGAAATAAGAAAATTAAACGGATTTCAAGCCTCTAGGCTTTCATTAACGAGTGAAGTTTCTTGATACTCATTGAGGCAAACTTGCCTGTCGGCAATGTCAGTCCCCAAGGTGCAAGGATTTCTGACGCGTATGCCAACTGAAACGCGTTGACCGCTTCCTCTGTCCAAGCACCAAAGTATTTGGTCGTGTAATCCAGTTTGAAAAACCCAAGGTACTTGAGAGCGAGTTGCAGTTGCTGTACGTCGTCGCCACTCATTCCCTTTGAGAGGGTGCGTGTGAACACATACGACGGCTTCGCAGGTTTTGGCTTTGCGACTTTTACAGAAAGGACACCTTTGACTGCCCACGGAATAGGATAATCCCACGCCAACTTTTTATTGAGTGGGTCATAAGTGTCGTATGTCAGTGTCGCCGCCTTTGCCTCCGAACCGTGAGAACACGTTGCGTGCTGTACCTGCTCAATGCCGCACGCTTGCACAATGCTCTCTCTACCCCAACCCGAGCAAACAGGAGTGGCAATGTGAATTGGTGCGTGCTTAAGGTGTTCGGCAATGACAGCAGGGTTTGACTGTCCGTACAGAATGAACTCGTACGCAACCTCAAAGAGTTCGCGGAACTTGAGCGCCTTTTCTTTTTGCGCTGTCGTAACCTTAGTGCGGTCAAGCCATTCGCCAATAGTATTAAAATCGTCAGGCTTGTATCCGTCCTTTTGAGGCAAGACGCCGTGATTGCGTATGCTGTCCCACACAGAACCGAAGTCATTGCCTTTCTCGGTGGTACCCGACATATTTGCAGTGAACCAGTCAGAAAGGTTGAGGTTGCCTTTGCTGTCTATGTAGCCTAACTCGTCCAACTTCGCGTGCAGTTCGTCGCTGACGTACCCGTTTTTGCGCAACCAGTTGTACTGCATTTCAAGGGACGAAAGCCCCGAGAATGTCGTGCAGGACATTGTGTCGTACTTGCTCGTGTGTTGTTTCTCGCCCGTGGGTGAGTAATTGAACCAGTCGCCATTTTTCAGGCGCACCTCAAGAGCAACACCGCTTTCGGCGCCCAACTTAAAGGCTTTAGGTGAGAGGGGAACAATCAGTATGCCTGTGTTTTTTTCTGCGATTTCAGGCATAGGGGTTACGCGTCCTCTCTGTCAGAACTTGAGGAAAGGTCTTTAACATTCTTGATAATAAATGCGTAGAACGCGCCTGCCGAAGCAACGACGCCAATAAACGCTTCCCAATAGCCAAAGGCAAGCAATGCCTGATATGCCAAACCTCCCAAGAGAGAGAGTACGACGACAGTTGCCATTATACCGAACGCGGAAAGTTTGAGTTTGTTTTTTACGAACTCAATGAGGAGTGATACCGCGATACCTCCGAACACAAGTGCTATTTCCATATGATTAAAATTATTTGCTAACTTAATAATAAGACTTTTCCTTTGCCCTCCAAGCGTCAATGTCGCTCCAACACGGCTTGCTAGGGTTCCAGTCCCTTGTACCGTTACTATTGTACAATACTAAGGCGTATAGTGCATTACCCTCCTCTGTGTATATGTCAAAACCGAGACTTTTTGCAGTCTCTGCGTGGTAGTAATCGTTTATTTGGTACCGCCCAATATCCTTGCTCCATAGGTACTTTTCTGTGGTTGTGGAGCCGTCTGCGAGGCTGATTTCTCGGTACCGATAGTTGTACCCAACCTTGCTTTGGTCGTCCCTGCTCTCACACCAAGAAATATCCAAAAGCACTTGGGGCATTTCGGTAGTTACCTTTACAGGAACACTTGGGGATTTACTTGCCTTTACAGGCGTACTCGTGCTTTCAGTTGCAGTCGTAGTTTCAAGTGGTGTCTCGGTTCCTATTCCCTTACTTGCTACTTGTGGGGTGAAAAGGAAAGAGACTATGATTGCAATTGTGAGCAATAGTACCGCGAAGTACCACAGCCCTTTTTCTGATTTCATTGCTTCTTAATTTTACCATTTTGAGGGGCTTTCACACCCCCAATTGTGGACAGTGTGGACAAAATAGGTTGCTATTCTCGCGGTTTTCTGTATCCCCCTACAATCAAAGTGCGGTCTAGGATTTCATTACGAGCGTCGCTTATCAGTTTCGCTTTCTTTTCGTCGTCAGCCCTCTTGTAGGTAAATGAGGTGGTCAGCGTACCCATTCGCTTGTTGAAGTCGTCCTTGAACTTCTGTACGGTCTTTTCGTACTTCTCGGGGGTACCCTTTTCCTCCATTTGAGTTTTGAAGTTCTTAACACGGGTTGAGGTCTTTTCAACGTCAGTGATTGACGGCAGGTTGCCTGTGCTTTGGAGGCGTACCAACTCGTCCACAATCGCATTGTCTGCGGCAGTTTTCACACGAGCGCCAAAGAGGAATGTTGAAATGGCGCCCTCGTTCTCAACCTTTGCACCGAGTACGTCCGTCTTGATAGGCAAACTCTCGCGCACGAACGGCACCTTTGCCTGTAAGCGCTCAAGAGGGTCTTTGCTGTCGTATTTTCGCTCATAGTCGTCAGTCGCCTTTCCAATATCGTACACGATTGCAGGAACCACACGGGACGAGAGGAAGTCCACTGCCGTTACGCCGATAGAGCCGAGTGTGTCTGCTGTTTGCTCCTCAACGGTCTTGGTCTTGTCGGTTGCTTTGTTCAGCCCCTCCTCAAAGTCAACGAGTAGGTCTTTGACGGCTCGGTAGGCAGGGAACTTGAGCGCCTGCGTTCCGACACCCTGTGCGTATTTATACGCTGTATTTACAAGCCCGTTTCCGTACTTGCGTGCGTACATAATACCGACGAGTGGGGAAGCAATGGCACCGAAGTAATCAAGCGACACCCACTTATCGCCAATACGGATTGAGTTTGGCGTTGCGCGTTGCAGTCTTAAAAGTTCCTGCTCCTTGGCGTTCACAGGGTACTCGCCTATGAAGTCGTCAGGGTCAAACATTGCGCTGACCATTATTGCGAGTGAAAGTCCCAAGCCCGAGCGCACGAAGTCGCGTACCACCTGCTTAAGCGGTTCACGGTTGCCGAGTTTAGCGCTCTCAAGCGCTCCCTTAAGGTTCCACATAGCGCGGATTGCCGAGACACCCGAAGCGTCAATACCTGCTCCAATAACGTTTGCAGGGGTCTTAACGAACGGCATTAACTGGTCGCCCAAGCGCACGTCGCCTGTTGCGGTGTTCACGATTTTACGGATAGCGAGAGCAAGCGTGGAGTAGTAACTGTCGTTCTGATAGGTGGCATATGAGGCGTCTGCGGTTGCCTGTGAGCGCACATAGATACCCTCCTCGGTCTCGGGGTTGATACTGGTTGCGTCCTTAAAGATTTCCAAGGCACGCTTCTTTGCCGCTTCGCCCTTAAGTCCCTCCTCCTGCGCAATCTTGGTTGACGCGAGGTTCGCACTGTCTGCGAAGTGAGCCGCAGAGAACGCAACGTCAGGCGACGCCATTAACTTTTTGAAAACAAAGTCCTCATAGAAACGTCCGACGGCACGAGCCTTGCCCTTTCCCTCTGACTGCACGTTTTCCTCGCCAAGGGTGCGCTGTGTGTCGTCAATATGGAGCATACGGGTAACGTCGTACCCACTCTCCTTGAACACCTTGTTTGCGTACTTAAAGTATTTCTTTGCGAAGTCCCCGTTGGTTCCCTTGAACTGACGAGAGGAAAGGCGACGCTCAAGCGCCTGTTGGATACCCTGTGTGGTGTTGCCAAGAATGTTGGTAATTGGTGATTTTATAGAAAAGAGCATATTGCCTCTCGCTACGGTAGAGGAAAGTATGCGAAGCACAGGGGACGGCGCGAGTGAGTTGAGGTAATCAAACATTTCTCGGCGCTCCTTAAAATACTCAACGCTCGGCAAGCCAAAGTCGTTGTCGGCAGGCTTTGCCGCCAACTCCTCAAGTTTCGCGGCACGTTCTGAAATGGCTTTTGCTTCCTCTGCGGTAATGGTTACGCCCAACTGCTCTGCCACAAGGTCAGCATAAAAACTCTCGCCCTCGGTAGGATTTAGTACCCCGAGTTCGTCCAACTGGTTGATTTTACGCATTACGTTCTTGTACTTTGGCGTTTCCTTTGCCTTGGTACCGAACACTTGCTCTGCCCACGCCTTAAGCGCTGTTTTCTGTTGGCTCACGAGTGCCTTTTCAAAGAGGGCATTAACGCTTTTCGCCGTCCCTTTATCAAGGTACGTCGTAAAGAGTTCCTGCCTCTGCGCAGAGGACATTTCAGTAAGTTGCTGAATGGTAAAGTCGCCTGCCTTTGCGCCTGCGAGTAGTTTCTTACTTAGTTCTTTTGGTATACAAAGCATAATGGTTAATGTTAGCAGGTAAGTTGGTCAATGACCGATTGCGCAAGGTCGGCGGCACTCAACTTCTTTTTGACGGTTGCCTTTGCGCCCTCCGCACCCTCTTTGAGTTTTGCCTGCACGCCCGTTGCCTGACGCTCTCCACGCTGTTTTGCGAGGAACTTAAATGTGGTCTTGCCTGCACGTTCAATACGCGCCGCAAGCACCTGTTGAATAAAGAAATGGGGGCTGTTCTCATTAAAGCGTCCACGCTCCGATACGATTTCCTGACCGCGACGGGTCTGCCTCAATGAGCGTGAGCGCTCCAACTGTGCCGCAAGCGCATAATCCTTGTTTTCGGTTGCCTGTTCCGCAAGGGCAATGCTGATTGCGGTTTCAGTAACGCCCTCGGGCGCACCCTGCATACCGAGTGCAATACGCTTCGCCTCTTTCGGGTTTTTCTCAATGAACTCAAGAGCCTTGGCAGTATCGTCAGCAAGGTTCAATTTGTTGTAGTTCACGTCAAAGTCAGCGTACTCACCAAGTCGCGCCTCTACGCGAGAGAACGCCTTTGATTTCTTGACTTCACCCTTTGTTTTAACGGGTTTTTTCTCAACCTGATTTTGAGTGGTGTTGCGGATAACAGGGGCGTTGCTCTGTCGCAATTCCCACTTTTTCGTTTCCTTATTGAAAGTTCCGTTGACTGCACGCTCTACCATAAGCGCACGGTCAGTGGTGCCGTACTTCTTTTTCGCCTGCTCAAGGCTCATACGCACGATACGCTCACCGTCCTTGGTTGCCTCAAAGTAGAGTTTGCCTGTTTTCTTGGACTTGGTGAACCGAGCCTCTGCCTTACCCTGTGCGTCCCCTTTCTTTGAGTATTGGGTAGCGCGGTACACACCCGTTCCCGTCTTTTCAACGTTCGGACTTACTTGTTCATTAGACTTTACAAGTGGCTTTTTACCCTCCTTTTGTGGTTTAATCGTTGAGGTTTCTGCCTCTTTTTCTTTCTTGATTTTTACCTCTCCAACCTTAGTTGGCTTCTTTATCTCGCTTTGGATTTCCTGCAACTTGGCAAGTTCCTCGCCAACAGCATTTGGTAGGCGAGACTTAACCCACGCAAGGATTTCCTTTTTACCTGCCTCAATAGCCTGCTTCTGCGTCGTATAGGTCTCTGAACTTATGAAAGGCGCCTGCACGCTGTTTGCGCCAGTGTCGGCAGAGAATGAGTACACAAACTTACCGTCGGGGTATTGGACGGTTTCAATCGTGGCAAGGGGGTTCTCTTGCACGTCGTCAGCGATATACACGGGGCGCTGTTTGACCGCCTGTTGGTAGTCGCCCAACTGCTCCTGCAACACGCTTAAACGCCTCGTGGCGGTGTCGTTCTGTGGGTCTGTGCGTACTTCTGCCTCAAGGTCTCTTGCCTCGTCCCTGACGGCTGAAAAGTCGGTATTGAGGGTTCCTGTAACGGTACCCTTTGGCGGTTCGCCCTCTGACTGTAATGACGGGTCAACTTCAACGTTGGTACCCTGACCAATGACCTTACCTGCTCCTGCGGCAACGCCTGTTATGCCTGCACCTGAAAGTCCACCAATAAGGAACTCGTCAACCATACCGCCTGACTTAACGTACTCCGTAACCTTGGCAACAACTGCCTCGCGCTCCGCTTCTGTGCGTGCGTTTTTGTAGTCGTTGGCATACTTGAGAAATGTTTGCGACGGCTCGGTAGTACCCTCAACGAGAAAACCTTTACCCATTTGGGTTGCAAACGCCTTAAGCCCTGCCTCGCCACCCTCCTTAATCACGGTCTTGAGTGCGCTTTCTGCAAAGCCTGAAATGATTGTGTCCCCTACGGTGTCAATCGCAATGTTGCCCAAACTCTCAACGCGTCCCTTGTCCTGTCGTTGGCTTTCTGCGGAAATAGGTGCGAAATAAGCAAGAGACACCGCACGTCCTGCGTTCGGGCTTCTCGTCGCATATGAGGTACCCACAGCAAGCAATGCGCCAATGGCTGACTGTACGCCGCTATCCTGTAAGCCGTACATAATCTTTTCAAAGCGTGAGTTCTCGGGGTCTTTGCTCTTTGCCACGAGCGCTGAATATGCCTCGTCATAGGTGTCGTCGCCAATAGACTTGACCCGAGCAATTACCTTGAGAGGAATGTTTGAGGTGTTTTCGTACACCGCCCCCGTGATTTTCTTACCCGTTTCAGAGTTCAAAAACTTAATGAGTGGCACGTCTTGGTTTGCTTCCTCAAGTATCTTTGCCTTTTCCTCGGGTGTTTGAGCCGCCTTGAAAGCGTCCAAGCGAGGCGTTGAGAGCGTCATTTTGCCAGTGGTCGGGTCTTTGGTATAGGTCTTGTCCTTTCCGTATAAAAGTTCGCGCATAGGCAATGCCGCCTCCTCGTTCTTTCGGTTCTGCTCTGAAAACCAATTACCGACAGAGGTTGCAACCTTTCCTGCAAGAGAAACAGCCTTGTCAAAGAACCCTGATTTTTCCTCGGGTTTTGCGACAGTCTCAACCTGCACCTGCTTAGGTGTAGGTTGTGATTTTTTGTCAGCAATGGCTTGGACGTAGGGATTTGCCGAGACAGTGCGAGACTCACTACTGTTACTTCTCGGGGTTACGTCTATCTCCTCCTCGTCCGTACCCTTACTTTTTTTTATTGCTTCTGCATAAGGGTTCATATTTTTAATCTATTGCCGAAGTGCTTACACCAACTACGTCGTAACTATCGGGGTTCACATAAATACGAGCAAATCGCTCGTCAAAGTCTTTTGCAGAATATCCATTGTTAACCCATCTCTGACGCGCAACTTTGTAATCCTCTGGTGCAACGTGTCCGTCGGCACCTGTAACAGCACCAAGAGCCTCGCCTGCCATTTTTGCCTCATTTCTTATTGTCTCCGCTTCACTTGGCTTACCTCCACTGCCTACGTCAACAGAACCAACACGCATTGTCTGCGTAGAGAGTGAGCCGTCCTGATTTCGCATAATAACGTCAACGTATTTTGACCCTCCGCTTTCACGGGACGTTGAGGTAACAATGTCTGCTTTCGGGTTCTTGCTCTGCAAAGAGGCATAGAAACCAACGGGCAAACCTGCCTGCATTTCCATTTTGGTAATGGATAGTTTTTGCTCCTCGCCTATGTCGTCAATGTTCAAGCCACCCTCCTTGATAGAGTTGTAAACGATTTGGGCATTTGCGCGTGCGTTATCCTCCTCACGCTCAAGGTCTGATTTTTCGCTGTCAGCAATGCCCTTAACAGTGTTGAACAGTTGGAGGTTCTGACTGAATGAAGTGTTGTACTGGTCGCTTGCGGTCTGGTAGTCCAACTTCTTGAGGTTCATTATGTTGTTCACCACGTCGTACTTGGTCTTGAGTTGGTTGGTGATGTAATCCTTTTCACGAAGCACGGCGTCAAGGCGCTCGTTTGCCGCCTTTTCCTGCTCACCAACGCGACCCTCAATAACGTTCATTGCGACGGGCTTACCCTCCTCTGCGTTCTTGTTCACGCGGAACTGCGCACGCACCTCATTTTCCTGATTTGTCAGGTCGTTGAGTGAACTTTCAAGGTCTGAAATACCATACTGCCCGAGCAGGCTTCCGTAGGTACTTTCAAAACTTGGAGCATTTGGCTTGGTTCCAAGTCCTGTGGTGATTGTCTTTTGTAGGTTGGCGAAAATATCTGCATATGACTGTGAGGACGAGCGAACAGGAACGTCCGTCGTCTTAGAGGCTTTTGCCTTATCCTCCTCTTGGTTCGCGTTGATGTACGAGGTCGCGGAACCGAGGTCGGTTACTGCGGTTGCGGTCTTTGGCGCCGAACCCTTTTTAAGTGCGTTCAAAAGCGCGGTGTTTTGGTCTCCTGAACCTGCATAATCTGCAATACCGTACTGCTTGGCGAGGGCGGCACGGGAACTATAACTACTGTCCTTTCCTGTGGACTTGAGGTAGTCAACGACTGATGTGTCTACGTTAAGTGTTGGTGTTGCCATAATTATTTTTGATTAAAAAAGCGCATATCCAAAATGCCTCCTTGCCAACGCAGAATTGCTAAAGCAACCAGTGAAAGAAAAGGTACGCGTTTACGCTTTGGGAAGTTCACACAAAGCGTTCGTTTCAACCCGTGCGCATTAAGAGAAATACTGTCGTTAGCAAGGTACTGACGTATCCTGTCGTCAAAAGTAGGTTCTTTCTTAATTTTTCTTGGCTTTTTCATATTGTCTTAATAATATCATTGTTACTTGTAATACCACAATACGGCATAAGTGGACTAATTGCGGAAAACTGCAATCATAAAGTCCCCATTTACCGCCGCACCCGTGTCGTCAAAGATAATGATAGTGAAGTCATTTGTCCCGAGCGTGGCAACCTTTGCGACATATGCTCCCGACCCCGAGGCACGCAAGGCTGTTGCTTGTATGTTGTAGTTGGAACTTCCCCAATTATGGGTCAAGGTGTAGTTCCCTGTTGAGGGATTTGAGAGCGAAAATGCACTCACATTCTGCTTTGAAAGTGTAGTACCACTACAATATGCAGTATAAATACGAGGGACAGGGACACTATTTACATTGACAGTTGTGCCACTAATCGTACCGCTAACTGAAAGCGTAGTAAGTCCTGAAACAGTCAAAGCATAAAGTGTCGACCATTTTTTACCTGACGAACCAAGGTCATATGAGTTGTCTGCGCTTGGTATCCAATCACTTTCAACTTCAAGGTCTGTTGCAATACGGTCTACTGCTGAACCGTCCCCGAACACCATAAAATATCCACCGTACTTGCCATTTATTACATTGAAACCATTTGAGGCATTACCTGACGTATCAAAACTTCCTCCGTTTGAGAAAACTGTTGTTGATGAAAAGGCAGAGGCTCCAACTCCTGTATACACCGACAGCCCTGCACCATCGTCCTGCGCAACAAGATTTATATACCCGTCAGTACCAACCTTATCAGCCTCAAGCACTCCATAAAGGGTACTGCTATCGTAAAACTCAATACTGTTAGCAGGCGAGGAGGAAATCTTTATGCGCCTGCCCGACGTTGCTGTTTGAAGCGTACCTCCTGTAATGGTAACGCCCGTGATTGTACCTGCCGTTATTGAGCCTATATTTGCACTAATTGCAGAAAGCCCACCACCCCCAATCGTAGTTTGAACATCACCAACAGCGCCGCCTGTCGGTATATATCCACCCAATGTAATGTTGTTCGCAACGACATTGCCCTCCATATCAACAGAGAAAGGTGCTGAGGCAAAAGTTTCTGCCCCAAGCCATAACCCTTGTTGGTCAGCACGCAAAACCTTTGAACCCATACCAACCTGCAACTCGTTAACGTCCCTGAAAAAATCAGAGCCATAACGTGTATTACTCTTTTCCTCAAGAGGCTGTGTCGGTATGTCCGTGAATGGACTGATTATTTCGTTTGCAATTTCTGTTGGCATATTATTTTTCTCTTTTTTGCTTTCGCTTCTCTATATTTCCAACAATCAAAAGTTGTCTTTTCTGCACGATTTTTTCACGCTCTTTCTTTGTGATTTTTTTTGTTGGTTGTTCTTTTGCCATAAATATTATGTGTTTACACCGATTTCCACGACCTCAATTTCAGGGGCGGTGTTGCCTGACGCAATAAGGCTCGTCTTAACCTGCGCTCTCGTTGCGTCGTTGATGTCAACCGAGGTTGCGACCAACATACGCTTCGTATCAACCTTGGAAGTGATTGCCGAACTGAACACGGTGTCGGCGTTCACTTTCTTACGAACCTCAATGCTTGTATTTGCAGGCAAGAGGCGATAGCAAGACTGCACAAGCCCGTAATTGAGGAGCGAAGTACGGTCAGCCATAATCACTCGCGTAACGAAGTACGCGACGGTTGCCTTTGCGGTGAGGTCAAGCACGTCCACTCCGTAGGTGGTTCCTCCCGTGGTGTCTTTCCACCCCACGAGGAACTGGTCAGCGCTTAGTTGGCAAATAGAGCCTATTTCAACGCCTGAAAGGTTGCCTGTTGAAATTGCATACTCAAGGTTCAGCACGAACGGATAGTTGCGGTTGGTACGCGCAAGCGAGTACACGCCTTGGTTCGTAGGATTGCCCGAGACATTGGAAAGCCCAAAGAGGGGCATACCGTTGAAGTTGAACTTTGCGTTGGGGTGAACGTACGCCTTTGCAGAGCCTGTATACACGCCCTTAATGGTCTTATATTCCTCAAGCGAGGTTCCATTGTAAAAGTAGAGATTTCCCTTGGTTCCTGCGTTCACAATCACGTTATTGTCCGTATCAAGGAAGCAGTTAACGCCCACCTCGGGGATACTGTCAGAGGTTGAAAATGACACACTCCAAGTGTTCCACCTGATTATTTCAGTCTCGGTAACGTTGTCTGAAACGTAGGTACCAATGAGCAAGTCAGTGTTCATTTTGCCGAGGCTCTTAATCCTCAAAGGAGCCGCAATATCAAGGGCGTTTGCAGAGAACGTGCCTGCGTCAACCTGTGCGACGTAGTTCTTGTCTCCGATATACAGCACGAGGCTCACAATTTTCATTGGGTGCCAACTTGCGTCTGTGTTTGTAAATGTTGCCCAACTGTCATTTCGGGTACTCCACGCAGTACCGATTTGCCAACGTCCAAGACGCGACTGCATAGCGTAGTAGATATAGCCTTGGTACTCTGCGGCGTCCAAGATACCGACTGCGCCTGCCGCAGGTGCCGCCGTTGCCTCCAATGACCAAGTGCCACCGCTTGTGCGCTTCCATATCTTGCCGTTGGTTGAGCCAAAGTGGTATGTATTTCCGTCAGAGCAAGAAACCCGTGCCTTAACAAGGTCGTCAACGGTAGAGCCACTGTCCTTTGTCAGTTTTTGGTTTACCTTAATGACACCGCCCTCCGAGTGAATGTCCAAGCCCACCATTTCAGCAACCGAGTTCTCGGCGCCCAAATAATCACTATCCGCTATGCCGCCTAAGTTTAGGTTCTTAATTTCAATCTTAGCCATAAATGTATTTTGGTATTAACTTCGCGTGCTTACGACTGTTGCACGAGCCGCAAAGCGGTTGGATATTCTCAATGTTGTCAGAGCCTCCTTTTGAGATAGGCACAATATGGTCTTGAGTAAGGATAATTTCAGGCTCACTTTTACAACAACAAGGACACGTCCAATTATACTGCGCCTTAAGTGTCTCCCACTCGTCAAACGTGTGTGAACCTTGGGCGCCTCGTATGCTCGTCTTGTATTTTGACTTATAAAAACGTATATATTCTTTGCTTTTTGAAATACCCCCCTTGTAGTTGTGAGGAACAACACCTTTTGGGAAATGGGTACGACCAGAGTTTGTCATTACTGACTTACCCTTATTCCAAGGTACATTACCCTGCTTAAAGTGGGTTCTGCCTGTATTTAGTGTTTTGCCTTTAATTTTAGCCATATATTACCGTGTTAATTTATCCAAAATGACTGCTTGTTGCGTCTGCAATACGTTGATTTGAGACTGCTGTGCCTCAACCAGTCGCACCACGTCCTTAACCTCTTGTGAGAGGTCTTGAATGTGCGCAGAGTGGTTTGAGTTGATTATTGCAATGTCTTTTTGAATGAGTGCCAAGTCCTGTTTCATTCCGTAGTACGGCGCGACCACGCCAACAACGAAACCAACAATGCCAATCACAAACTTTGCCTCACTTGAGAGGATTGCCCTTATCAAGTTTGAGGTGTTGCTTGTGTTTTCGTTGGTCTTTTTCATAGCGAGTAATGGTTAATTGTTAAACGGCTCTTGGTTGCGCAGTCCATTCTGCGTCCCCGTTCACACGAGGTTGCGCAGTCCACACGCCACCGACCCTACGAGGCGTCTGCACCGAGAACGTTGCTGTCAGCACCGAGGCGCTGACTTCAACGTTCATAATCGCGGTTACGGTAGGAGTAGGGAGACTGAATGTGGCAGTCAGAACGCTTGGTACTGCGATTGCATTTACCTCACCTGTAACAGTTGGAGCAGGGATACTGAACGTTGCTACCAACGCGCTCGGGCTGACCGTGATATTGCTTATGGCGTCAATCGTAGGGGCAGGGGTAGAGAATGTGGCTGTAAGGACTGTAGCGGCTATTGAGGCGTCAATTTGGACGCTTGAAGCAGGCATTGAGAACGTTGCCGTGAGTACGCTTGCTTCTACGTTTGCGGCACCCGAAACGTCAGGAGCAGGTGTGCTAAAGGTCGCTGTAAGCACGCCTGCGTCCACTTGAGCGTCAGGGGTAATGATATTGACCGCAGGAATACTAAACGTCGCTGTGAGGGCATTTGGAGCCACATTAGCCCCTCCTGAAATAGCAGGGTCGGGTGCGTCAAAGGTTGCTGTCAGGACGCTTGGGCTGACCGTCGCACCTCCTGAAAGAGAGGGAGCAGGAGTAGAGAGGGTCGCAGTAAGCACGGTTGCACTCACCGAAACGCTTGTTGAAGCACTGAAAGCAAGTCCTGACCCGTCGTTATAGAGGTCAAGAATATCGCCGTAATGGAGCGCCCTGCCATAAATTGCAACCTCGTCCAAAAGTCCGTCGTAGAAACCTGAAACTCCAGTGTCATACGCACCAATCGTGAGTTGTGCTGTACCACCCGTATACATTGAAGTATTTAATCCACTTGTTTGACCCATAAGGACACCGTTCACATACGCGTAAAGTACGCCTGTCTGAAAAACCCAAGCCATATGGTACCAAGTGCCAGTAGATAGAGTTCCAACGTTTACTTGAATGTTACCTGTCGTTGTTGCGTTACCGCCACCTGACGAGTTGTAGGCACCCATAAGGTGAGCACCACCACTCTCAAATACACGCAAAGCCCAAACTCTGTTTGCGTTGTCGTCAGGGTCTCGGTTTGCAACCGTTATGTTTCCACCTCCTGTTGGTAGGGTTTCAAAGTTAAACCACCCTGCAAAGGAAAAGTCGCCTGATATTTCAAGCGCGGCGGCGTCTGCCTTAGATAGATACTCACTGTTTGAAGCCTCAAAATCTGCGGCATTACTTATTTTTCCAGTACCACTTAAAACTGTGTTGTTGTCAGTAAGGTCAAGGTTGTTCGCGGTACTGTCCTCTCGTGTACCGCTTGTTTCGTCCATATCATAAAAAGCAACGAGGTTTGTTTCAAGATATGTACTACCTGAAATGTCAGGTGCGTCCTCCCAAGGAATGTTCGTTGTGAAAGTAGGAGAACCACTTGCTGTGAGCGTATTGCCACCACCCGAGGCGTCTGTATATGCGTTGTTTAGGTTCCACTCGCCCTTTAGGTTCGCATTACTGACACTTTCAGTGTGTGCGTCTGCGGCAATCTCTGCGGCGGTGCGCAGGTCGTCAAAGAAACGTACGTCCTTAATTTGACCGTCAAAAAACAGAGCAGGGGTTGTTGCTTGGTCGGCACCAATACCAAATGGGCGTCCTGTGTTTACAACAGAAGCCGCCGTTGCCACGGTACTTGCCATTTCTTTCCCGTTAAGCCAAATCTTTACGGCTGTATTTCCTTGAAAAGTACCTGCGACGTGATACCAAACACCAACGTCAAGAGTTACTGTTGCGACAGCGTATTTACCGACCCCTGACTGACGAACACCGAACACAAGACGCCTAGCGGTGTCGTTATCGTACCAAAGTCCGTACTGCCAAGTGCTGTCGCTTTCTGCGATAGAAATGCCACCCTTACAGGCTATAAAATAATAACCGCTTGAAGCAGGCAGGCTCTCAAGTTTAATCCACGCTTCAAGCGTAAAGTCCCCTGACGGGTCAAGTCCAGTTTGCGAAGCGTCAGCAATACTCGCGTATTGGCTACTGCCGCTTTCTAGGTCTAAAGAGTGGGTTTGCATATCGTAGTTTGTTTTGAGCGTTCCAACGCTCACCACTAACGGTTACGGTATGGCGATTTACTTTCTCAAGTATACACCGTACCCGTCAGGGTGTGAGGATTTGAACAGGCGCCTATCCACCCTCGCGTGTCGGCTTAGTTGAGGTTCAAAATACCCTCCGCATTCCACGCAATCGTGAATGTTCCTGCGGTAGAGATTTTATCAGCCAGAAAGTCAACATACGCAATAAGTGCAGAAGTGCCTGCGACACCTGTGTCCTTGTAGATAACTGCGGCACGCGCCGTTATCGTAGCTGTTGTCCAAGAGGTGTCAGCCGCGTCAAACACACCCTCATTGTCGGTGTTGTCTGCCGTTACTGTTACGCTCCCGAGCGTTGCACCACCTGCCGTATACCCTGTTCCCGTTACTTCGTTAGTAACGTCAGAGAACATAGTGTGCAGGTCTTGGTCAGGGGCGTAGGTAGAGGTAACGAGAGCAACCTTTATGGTGTCGGTGTCAAGGTCAATGCCTCCACTCATTATCAACTTTTTAAAGTTGTTGAATATTACGTCAGCCATATTAGTTGTCGTTATCTCCACCAAAACGCTCTGCAAGTTCGTCCTCCTTTTCAGCAATTTTCGCGTCCAACAGAGGCAAACGAGCCTCGGTCTCAACGCGCTTTTCATTGAGCCTAGCAATTTCAGCAACAAGTGCCTCCTTTGTCAGTTCAATTTCGCCGTTAACACGTCGGAAGCCACGGCGTCCCTCAAGTATCTCGCGTACCTTAGCCTGCACGGGTGCAGAGAGGCTTGCGAGTTCCGCCTGTCCCTCCTCGGAACGACGGTAAGACTTGTCTTGGGAGCAGTAGGCTTCTGCCTGTGCTTTGATGTCCTTTTTTTCCATAGCGTTATGGTTAGGTTGGTTAATAATTTGAGCCGTCATTGTAGGGAACGGCACCCGTGTTCTGCCTGTCTAGGTTTGTACCCTTGATAGAGTTCAAAACCAATTGCAGGTCTTTGTCGTAAGACAATTCCTTTTCAGTCAGAGGTATGGGCTTTTCCTTAGAGTTCTTGTAATCAATGATTACCGCCCTCGCCCATATCTCGTGCGCCTCTCTTGGCATACCGTGTGTGGTTGTAGTTGGGTCAACTGACATATCGTCAGTAGACGCCAATTTTGCCTCCGTAAGGTCAGCAGGAAACTGGATTGCCCAAAGTTTCAAGCCGTTAGTTACGTCCAGTATCGCCTCGCCTGTGTAGAGCCACAGAGACTTGCGGAAAATATCAAATTGATACTTGCCACTGAAAGCCAACCGTATGTCTGCCTCAACCGTCGTACCCCTGTACGAGGTCATATCAAACTCGGTAAACTTTTTGAACTCTGCACCTCCGTTTGCAACACTCGCCTCCACCGCTTTGATGTTGGAGAGAATTGACGCAGGGAATGAATACTCACGCACGTCAGCCTCAAGGTCTCGCAGGTACCACATTCCGAAAATATCCTCATTGGTCTTTGCGATTTCCTTTGCCAAATCGTCTTTTTTGACGTTTGCCAAAGCAACCAACTCGGCGTCAGTCAGCGTTGTGCTGTCCGTTTTCGTATGGAACCTTATGTATGTTGCGAACTCGGTGTATTTCATTGAGGTTTACGTTAGAACTCTGATAATGGCTCCCTGTCCCACCCCAACCCCCCGTGAGAGGGGCTGAAAGGGACAAGGAACTTGATAGGCTAGGAAGTTGTAACTGTGAGCGTCTTTGGTAGTACACGAACAGTTACGGTAGTTGACGCAAGGTCAAGAGTACCGCCTGTTTCGTTCTGAATACGAACCGTTACGGTGTTTGCTGATTTAACAGCCGCCGAAATGGTCATACCCTGAATGTCTACGCCCAATGAGGCAACCGCAAAGTCTCCAAGAGCCGCACCTGTTACGGTAACGTCCTTGCTTTCACCTGCGGCGTCAACTAAAGAGCCGACGTCCCAAGTTGCTGAACCTTGGAGTCCTCCAAAGTCTGCGAGCATTGCTACCAAGAGAGCTTTAAGCTCTGCGTGGGACATTGCACCGCTATCTGTGATTACTGGCATAGTAGTTTTTAGTTAATTGGTTAGTAATGTTTTCGGCTTATCCAAGCGCCTCGTCGGTACTCATACCGTCCTTGAAACGTGGGCGGTCAAGGCGAAACGCCTCTCCTGCTTCCGTGTTCTCGGGGGTCATATTGTAGTGAGCCTCAATGATGTCAGCGACACCCTGTGGCACCGTACAATACTCGCCTTTCGGCAGTACCATTCTGTAACCGTTTATAGTTACGCTTTCAAAGGCGCTCTTTGAGCCTTTTTTCTCGCCAATTCCAAGCGGAATAAAGATACGAACCTTTGGCTGTTTTGCGAGTGCCGCCTTAACAGTCATTTGGTCTGCACTGATTTCCGCTTCAATGGAACTTGCAGAGCGACGCTTTGGCGCTTCCCTCTGAATGAGGGGCTTTTCCTCCTCGTCGTCGGCTTCCTCGTCCTCCTCAACTTCGGCTTTCGCCTTAGCCTTAGTGGGCTTGGTTGCCTTGCCTCCCTTTGACGCCTTTGCAGGCTTCTTAGCAGGCTCCTCCTCGTCGGCTTCGTCAGCCTCGTCGGTCTCGTCCTCCGCTTCCTCCTCGTCGGTTTCAGCGTCGGTGGTTTCCTCCTCGTCCTCAAGAACTTCGTCGTCCTCAAGAGCAGGATTTGCCTTTTTCTTAGTGTCCTTTGGCATAATTTTAATCGTTATATGCGGTTAATAATTGTGGGCTTTGGCTCCTAAGTTATAGGGCTTACGCCGTTACACCGTGTTCAATACGAGTAAGGAAGTCGTTGTTGAGGATTTTAGCCACAAACGTAATCTTCCAACCCGAAGTTGCACGCTGGTCAAGTGGGTCGTCAGTACCTGCGGAACCAAGAGGCTTCACAATGTTTTTGACGGCTTCACCTGAAACACGAGTTGTACCGTACGCCTCTGCACCGAAAATAATCGTTGCGTAAACGTCAGCAGAACTCTCTCCCTCGCCTGTGAACACCTTAGCGTTAGGGCTTTCAACGAAGCGAACCTCGTCTACTGCTCCAACCTCGTTGTCCATAGCCTTTTTGGTACTTGCGTACTTCTCAACAGGCACCCAACCAGTTACGCCCTTGAGGTCGTAAGTAGTGTTTGGGTGAACCAGTCCAATGAAAGCCGCGTTGATAGGGGTAGTGTTAATACCAGTATCAGCGTTAATCATTCGGCTGATTTTGCGTGCCTTGTTGTTCTTAAGGAGGCGTACTGCCTTTTTAATGAACACGTCAGTAATGATGTCGGTTGCCGCAACGTGTGAACGCTGTGTTGAACCTGACCCGACGTAGAACACAGAAGTACCTGCGGCAAGAATGTCGCGAGTAATCTGGTCAATCGTGTCTCCCATTTGGTCGCCGAGGATTTCCGCAGTTTCCATAAGGATAGGGTCTTCGCTTTCGTAGTCCAGTACGTCAGTAATGGTTACGAAGTCTCCGTACTGCGCCACTGTTGCAGTGATGTCAGTAACAGAAAGTGAAGAACCTGTCGGGGTAACTCCCTCCGTGAGTGCGGTTGTAGCCGCAGTAAGATTGCCGTAACGTCGGAACTTGATAGTTGACGTACCTGCCTTTCGCGGAATGTCGCGAACCTGCGCCCACTGCGCGTGTATAAACGCAGGTACGGCACGCATAAGAAGTGTCTTGTCATAAAAGACGTTCACTTCGGCAGGGATTTGAGTACGAGTTGTATTTCCCATTTTAGTAATGCTTAGACTTAGTAATGTTGTTAATCAGCCAGTGTTAACGGTCAGCGAGTTTTGCGCGAACTTCCTGTTGCTTTGCCTCCAACTCCTCCCTTGATAGGTTGGCGTTAGATTTGACACCGCCTGCGTCAGCCGCACCTCCTCCGCTTTTCGTTTTCTTTGCTTCTTGGTCTGCGATTTTGCCCCTCTTAGCGCCGATTTTTAAGAGGTCTTTACCTGCTACCCCGTAAAAGATTTCCTCAATTGGAACGTCCTTACGGGACGGGTGAGACATATACTTTCGGGCTTTTGCCTCATAGGGCTTGAAGTCAGGGTTGTCCGTAAGGAAAGTTTTAATTTCCTGTTCGTCCTGTGCCTTGGCTTCTTTTTCAACGAACGGTTTAAGGGCTTTCTCCACAACCTTGCCGATAGTTTCCTTGTCAGCAGGGTCAATGTCGTCGTCCTCGTCGTCGTCAGAGGCTTTGTCCTTATCTTTCTCGCCACCCTTAGTTGCCTTGCGGCGTTCTTGGCGCTCCTTGATAAAGTCAATCGGGCGTTTACGGGTTGGAGGTTCTTTGTCCTCGTCCTCGTCGTCGTCCTTGGAGGTGGATTTCTTGGACTTTTTATCGTCCTTTTCTTCCTCGTCGTCGTCAGTTTCCTCCTCGTCGTCGGAACTGTCGTCGTTGTTTTCGTCAGTGTCGGCACCCTCCTCGGTGTCGTCGTCTGCGCCGTCGTTGTCTTTTGAGGTGTCGGTGTCCTCCTCACCTGCTTTTTCCTGCTCGTCCTCGGCAGGTTTGGTGGTTTCAATCTCTCCCATATGGTTGTTTTAAGTTTACCTTTTTAGTAATACTCGCTTCCTTGTAAAAATGGGGGTAAAAACAAGAAAACGGACGCTCGTTTCGGTGGGACTAGCACCTAACGGGATTGCGATTTGTTATCCCGAGCCTATCGGCTCGGTGTTGAGGGGTAGCAGGTTGCAAAGGACAAATCGCCAAAGCCCAAGCATTACTACTCCCCAACACCGAACCGACAGTATTTATTTTTCAATGAACTTCGGCACACCTCATTCCTTTTGTCCGACCCTACGCACCTTTGCATAGGGGTCGTACTCGGGAACTTCGGTGTCTTTTTGGTTGAACCTGCCTATGATTTCATTTGGCTTGTTCAGTAACTCCTCAAGGTATGCCAAACGGTCTCTCAGCCTGTCGCACTCCTCCTCCTTAAGGGCTGTCTTGCCGTCCTCGGGGTCAACCTTTCGCAAGATTGCCGCCTCAAGGGTTGCAATGTTGCCCTCAAATATCTGTTTGAGGAGCAACCAACCCCTGTCGGACTGCAAGGACTGCAAAGCGTCAATGATGTCTGCCGCCTGCTCTGGTCGGTCAACGGAAAGGTCAAACTTCTTATGACGCTTTACCGCCTTGACCGCCTTTTTCGTATTCTTTTTTGTTGGTTTGGTTGCCATAAGAGTTACATTGTTATATTCGCCTCGTTAACAGGCGTCTTGGTACCTGACCCCTGTTGCATACCCTGACCGCCCGTAGGGTTCTGTGCGCTAGGCATTTGAGGAATGATGTCAGGACGTACCCGAGCAAGGAGCATAGCCCTCTTGTGAGCCTCTATGTGGGCATACTTGGCAGGTATGTCGCTCAACTTGTTATGGATTTCAAGGTGCGTAATGTGGTCGTCGGTAGGTAGCACCTCAACGAGTTCGTCAATCTCAAGTTGGCGGTTCTCGTCCTCTGCACGCAACTCCTCAATGGTAGGCGGCAAGAGTAGGTCAATCTCGTCCTTTTTTAGTCCCTTGAGTTTTCCCAAACGCTTGAACGCATAGCGCAGGTTTGAGGTAGGGTCTTGCGCAATGATTGAGACATAGCCCTCAAAGTTTCGGCTCTTGTTGAACTGCTTTGCCTCTGAAAGCACACGGCTCTCAACCGATACGTCCAAGTCAGTTTTAGACACAATGTCCTCACGTCTGAATGGTCGGTACTGTGCGCCGAGAGCGCCAACAACGCGCACAATCTTTTCGTCAATGCCGTCCTTGAAGTGGTCGCGGTAGAGGCGGTGCCACTGTTGCCAAAAGCGCTTTTCTGACCACCCGAAAATCTTTGCCGAGAGGCTGTAACGGGTATCAACTTTTTGGTTCTGCAATGAGAGTTCCGTTGCGGTACGCTTCGTATCGCTCTGAACGCCCTGTTGAATGTCAGGGGTGGCGGTAGCCTTTTGAGCCGACGCGTCAAGCACGTCCATAATGTATTGGACTTCCTGCTTAACTTGGTCTTTTGGCATTACCTGAACAGCGTTTGAAGTGTCGCCGTCAACAGGAATAAACTTATTGAAGTCAAAGTTGAGGTCAGCGCGGTTCTTAATCTTGTTCGTGTTGAACAGGTACATTGGGTGCAGGTTCGCCTTGGCGCCCTTAAGCCCGAGGTTCTGCAACACTGCACGCGCTCTCTGCTTGTCCTCTACAAGGTCAGGGATAGAAATACCGTCAAAGGAGTTTGGAAGTGGGTATATGCGACGGTCAATAACGGGAATATCGTTTGTCTTGAGTTCGTGGTATCGGACTACCTTGCGACGATTGTTTGCGAGAGTAACGAACACACGCTTGCCATTCCACATTGTGAACCACTCCAATACGCGGTGGTCAACGTTGTCGCCCTTAAGTCCTGTGAACTTAGAGGTCTGTTGGAAGCCTCGTGCCTCCTGTGAAAGGGTCTCTGCTTCGTCAGTGAATGACTTAAGGTCTTTGGTCTCATTCTTGAGTTCGTCAAAGCCGAAGTACACGCCTGCCTCTTTCATATCGCCCTTGGTAAGGCGTGCCTCACGACCCATAAAGCGTGCGCGTCCACGTCCTCTCAAGTCGCCGTTAACGCTCGTTGCGCGAGGGTCAACAATTACCGTCATTCGGTTCCAATACTCGGGTATTGGCAACATACGGTCTCGGTCAAACTCCATAAGGCACACAAGTCCAGTGCCGTAAAAGGTAGCGTCCCAATCCCAATTGTAGTCAAGTATGTCCTTTTCCATTTCGCCGTTGTCGTATTCGGCGAGGGTAGTGTCATTCTCTGCAACGTCCTCGTCGCCTTGTTCACGCGCAACGAACGTAACGTTGAGTTTGTCGTCATAGAGCGACGCAAGTACGGTCTGGTGAATAGTGAAAAGCAGAGGGTCGCCCACAGCCTCTTTGTCGCGCTTTTGGTTGTTATAGAGTTTGAGGCGTACCCCGAACTCGTCAAACTTAGGCTTGAAACTCCACCAACCAAGTTGGTATTCGGTCTCAACCTGCTCAATGAGGGACGTAAAGTCAGTCTTGCCGTACTTCTCAAGTTCTGCGGCAAGAGCGTCGCCCTCCATTTCGTCAGTCGTCAAAACAGGCTCGGCTTTCGCCACCTTTTTGACTGCCTTTTTCTTTTTGGTAATTGCTTTGGGCATTGTGTTTATTTGTCAAACCGTGAACCAGTACCACCGCTTCGGCGCTTGGCATAGTCCATTTCAAAGGTCTTGCCTGCGACGGTGCCTTTCTTTGCTTTCGCGTCCTTTTCCTCACAGCCGACTTTCATAACCTTGAACACGGCGCGTATCTGCTTATCAACTTCAACCTCACCGCCCCACTCGTTGCCTTGTGCCTTGCTCTTGACCTCCACTTCCATTACGAGGGTGTACTTTTTGCCAACCTCCATATCCTTGAGTTCAGGCAGGTCGTCGTCGCCCAAGCGAAACGTAGGGTATATCTTTACTTTCTTACTCTCACTCATTGAGGGGTAAGTCTCGGGAACCACTTTGTGCATTTTCTTTTCCATAATGAATAACGTTAAAAGCCCACTGATAAAGTGGGGTTAATAAATGACCGAACACCGCGAGAGGTTGCGGTTGAGAGGGTTGCTACTTGTGAGGTGTTTTTCGCCATAATCTTTAGCGCTAACTTGTAAGATTTTGGCGATTTCTCACTGTTTACATATGAAAATTAAGGTTTCTTTCTTTTGACGATTTTGTTACTCCTCACTGTGTCAATGGTTGATTGCGCAACACCAACACAATACTTGGTAATGCTGTCCAATTGCTTTTTCGTGTAGTCCTTTCCAAGGAGCCTTTGCGCGAACGTGCGCGTGGCAACAATGTGTCCTCGGTGCAGGTTTCCGTCAATGCTCATTACGATAATGAACACCGACCCCACGTTAACAATTGTGAACGGGCAACCCTCGTATGTTTCTGTGATTAAGTCTCGTACTTGCATTGTCTTAAATAATTATACCACAAGTATTACTTCAAGTAGTAGTACCAGTGGCTGTTGATAAATGCCTCTTGACTACGCATAGGGGTCAAAGTTAATTTTCTCAACACTCTGATTTCTTTTCGGCAGAGGGAACCATTGCGGCTCTTGAATGAGAATACGTCCCAAGTCCTCAATAAGGTGGTCGTCCTTGTCAATCGGCGCGTTCGGTACTCCCTTGGTCTCGCTTGAGCGTCCCTTAAGTTCCTGCCAACGCCAGTGTTCAACTTCGTAAATGAGCCTTTGGCAGTTCTCAAAGACGTATAGTTCAGGAGCCATAATCATTTCGCCGCCCTCAATGCGCTGATAGGCAAGAGCGTCAATGATACGTTGGTTGGACATTGTACGAGCCTTGGTACCGTCCTCGTACGACAAACCGTAGTCGCCAAGGCGCTGTGTGAGGCTCTTACCGTCCTCGTCGTGCTGATTGACGATAGAGGCAGAGGGGTCAATAAGGTGCTTCACAACGCGGTATTGGGCGTCTTTCTGCTTGATGTAGTAGGCAAGTTCTTTGGTACCGTTCTCGGGCTTAAGCCACAACTCGTCAACGACGAACTTACGACCCTTGCGGTCAATGGCTACCCAAAGTCCTGCGTCATTGGTGCGAGGGTGAGGGTCAAGAGCGTGCCATACAACATAGTCGGCAGGGTCAAGCGCAAACGGCTTAATAACGTGTATGTTCCTATTCCACCGCTTAAACACAAGCCCAACGAGGTGTTGGAACTTACCGTAAATACGGGCTTGCTTCTCGTCCTCTGAATACTCCGCAATGATGTTCATTATGTGTTCGTGTTCAAGGTGTCCACGCACACCGTGTTGCTTACACGCACTTTCAATACCTGCCTCAATGTAGGCAACCTTACGCTCGTATTCGGCTGTTACGCCTCCCTCCTCGCTCGTTACTTGTACCTTGTAGTTGCCCTTAGCAAACGCGTCGTAGAGGTACGCAGAGCCTGCAAGAGGGGTTGCTGTAATGATTATTATACCGCCCTTACGCATACGGGAAACGGTAGCCTTAAAGATTGCCTCTGGTGGCGGTTCGTCAAACCACGCCCAACCAAGCGTTACACCCTCAAACTCTCGGGCGTCCTGCTCATAGGTCATAAGGTCAAACTCAAAGCCTGTGTCAGTTTCAAAGATACTCTCAAAGGTCTTGTTGCCCTTGTGCGTCGTATACCTGCCCTCGGGAAACCAAAACTTGAGTTCAGGAATGATGTTTTTGGTCAGGTTGGTCGGGTCAGAGACAATACGCCCTTTCTTTTTCCAAGGGAACTCCTTAAAAATACCCTCATTAAAGTACATATTCTCGCCCGTGTTCCAAAACATATGGGCAAGAATGTTCGCACCTGTCGCCGTCTTTCCCACACCGTTTGCGGCAGAGTAGAGGACAATAAAGTTCTCACCGCAGGCAACAGCGTCAATAAACTCCTCACCAACACCTGTTGGCTCGTAGTATCGGTAACGCTCACGTTCAAGACGCCTCAACATTTCCAGTTGAAGCGCACGCCACTCCTCGTCCGTCATTTCGGGGTCGCGTTCTATGACCTGTTGCTCTGCTTTCTTACTCATAATGTTTATGGTGTCTCTTGGGTGTCAATGGTTGGCAGTGGTACGACAATGGGTGTCTGCTTACAAAACTCCTTGATTACGGAAATATCCTTTGAAATAGTCTCTATTTTGGCGTCTATTTCCGAAGCCACAAGCGCTGTCTGCTTGTATGTTGAACGACCTTCGGCATTAAACATAATGCTCCAAAGAGCAAAAGCCACGAGAACCGCAGAGACAACCCAATTTATCGCCCTGTGCGCTCTTGTCGCCTCGTCCCTATTGGGTACCTGTACCTTTGGCGCCACCCTCACTACTTTCATTTTTGGTGATTTGTTCATTTTGGTTTTGCTTAACTTGTAATAGTTCGGGGTTGCTGACCGCACACCCGATAATGCGAGAGTTGGACACTTTGAACTCCTGACCTTGCAGTTGAGGGTTCGCCATAATGTTTACGGTGAACGCTCCTCGTGCTTGGTTGTATTGCATAATGCCTCGCGCCTTAACGTAAGACGCAGGCATACCCTCAATAAAGAACGCAGGCACGTCGCACTCAATCACGTCTGCCTCCCATATACTGCCGTTAACGGCTTTCTGACCTGTGTTGAGCATAGGTACGAACTCACCTTGCAACTCCTCAAGGCGCCCGTCCTCGTGCTGAAAGATAGGCAACTGATTTGGCGACAGTCCTGCGCCGTAAATCATTCGCTTTTCTTTCTTGTCCCAAAATCGTAAGTCGTAACGTAGCATAGGTTTATTTTACGCCCTTTTTCGGGTTCTTAACACCGTTCTCTTTTGCCGCTTTCTTGGCTATCTCAACAGCCCTCATTGCGCACTTCGCAAAGCCCTCAACCGCCTCAATGTTTGAGAGTTCAAAGTGATAGTCTCGCGCTTTGGCGTTGCCTCCGAAACTGTCAGGCTTTGAGAGCGTAAGACGAGGCTGTGCTTGTGTGAGGTCAAGGCTAACTACCATAACGAACGCACCCTCTGCGACGGTGTATTGCTCGTGTGTCTTTACCATTATTTCTTTTGCCATAAGGTTATTTGTTATCAGGCTTGGTGCCTGCGTTCTTGTAAGGTTTGGTTGGCTGTCTGTCCTCGCCGTCCCCGAAGTACATATCTATTCCGAACGAGTGGTCAATCTCGTGTTGAAAGACGTGAGCCTTAAAACTCTCAACCTCCTCGGTTACGGTCTTGAGCCACTTAAAGCCCAAGAATGAACGTAAAATCTGATACCGAACGACAACAGTGTGGTACCGCTTCGTGTTTTTCTTGGTGCGGCTAGGGTACGACATACAAGCGTCAGGTGCCTCAAGTAGGTTTGATACCTTTTTCCAAGCCTTAGTGATTTTTGCTTCGTACTCGTGAGAGTTTTGCTTACGCTGTATCTCACGCTTAGGTACCAAGCGCTCAATCTCGTCCAACGCCTCAACGACTTCTGCGTTGAATATCACTTGAGCAGGGAAGTAAAAGTTTTTACTGTTCTGTTGGCGCGTGTGCTTCTTGCTCTTTGCGACTAGTTCGCTTGAGATAGCGAACATTGCAAGTGGTTCCTCGGATACCTGACAGTGGCTTATTGCGACAGCCGACTTCCAGTTTCCCGTGAAACCTGCCTTGTTGCCCTCCTCAATGAATGAGGCAAGCGCCTTAGCCTCCTCGTATGCACGTCCGAGGTTCTTGCGCGTAACGCGCTCTGACGGCTTGTGGTGAGGCTTAATCAGTTCCATTGTCGTTTGGTGTGTCCTTAGCCTCTGCGTCGCTTACAGGGGCATTTGGGACAGGATTAAAGTGCAGTGAGAACGACGAGGCGGTAGGCTGAACCTCAACCCAATCCTCTACGACCTCATAACCAACTGCGCTCTGTTGCTTGGCTTGGTACGCCTCAAGAGCAACCTTGTTATCAAAGACAGCAACAGGCACACGGTCAGTGCGTGTGATTTCCTTGCCGTCCTTTTTGCCGAGAGGCTTAATGACGTTCTCGTACAGGGTGTAAACCTTGTATTGCTTTACGTCGCGGCTCTCGGGTGCTTGTCCTGTTTTTGGCATAGTGTTTAAGCGTTAACGAACTCCTTAAAGGCTTTCGCAGGGGTGAACTTGACCTTGGTGCGAGGTGCGACCTTTACGCTCTCACCTGTGCGAGGATTGCGCCCCACACGTCCTTTCACTCCTTTACTGGTAAAGATACCGAAGCCTGCAAGACTGACTTTTTCGCCACCCTTGACCTGCTCCTTAACGGTATCAAGCACGAGGTCAACGACACGCTCTGCGCCTGCGCGTGAGCCTCCGTTTTCCTTATGCACTTCGTCTACGAGATTTTGCTTGTTATACATAGCAATTTGTTAAATGACCTTAATTTTTAATAACTTCTGCCTCTGACGGGTCAGTATCGTCAGCGACAGGAGGCTTATACCTCTCGTGCATACGCGCTGTGTGCTTCATTCTCGCGGCACGCACGAGGTCTATGAGCGTCCACAGCACGCTTTCCCAAAAGAGGTACCAATGCAATTTGAGGTAGGCAAGTTTTTTCATAGTTTTGATACTGTCGGCACCTTATCAACAACGGCGCTCTCAACGATTATGAATTGGTCTGTGCCTGCCTCCTTGAGGTCAGGGTGCGCCTCAAGGTACTTACCGATTACCATTTCAGAGTTCTTGCGAACCTCGGTCAAAGAGCAGGTGAAATACACCTTGTCTCTCGTCCCTGCGTGGATAATCAGCACGCCGACCTTTTCCTTGCTCAAGCGGTTAATGATTACCGCCTCTGCCTTGGTGTCCTCGGGCGTGCGGTTATGTAGGTCAAGGCGGTTAACCTCAACCTTTACGTCTTGTCGCCCGTCCTCGTGTCGGGTAATCGTGGTCTTTTTCCCGTCCTCGCTCTCGTCTACTTCAACGAGTGGGTGTTCCCAACGACTGCCTTTGTGGGTCTGCTCAATGGTCATTTGCTTCTTGAAAATGAACGTAGGGACAAGCGACCCTGCGTGTTCGGGGCTTGCTTGCCACTCAAACTCGTCGGCGCGGAATACCTTACCGTCGCTAGGGAAGCGAACCCCGTAATTGTGCTGACCGAAATAGTCGTCAAGCCACTCTGCTGTCTCAAAATGCAGGTCTAGTGGGTGTTGTGTTTTTCTTTGATATGAACTCATAGCGATTTGTTGTGATTATTAAAATTAAGCGAACCGTGGAGGCATAAAGAACGTTGACAGCAAGCCGATACCGAACCCGAAGCCTGTGTCGCTATCGTCGTCATTACCCTCGTCCTCGTCGTCCTCCTCTGCTTCGTCCCCTCCGAAGTCGTCAGGGTCTCGGTTTGGGTCAAGAACAGCAATACCTCCGTCAGTATCAAAGCCTTTGTCGTCTGCTCCTTTCCATTCGTCGCTATCAGGGTTCAAATAGGGAAACGGGGACGGTATCATTCCTTGCTCCTCGGGTGTCTTTGGTATACCACTGTCAACCACTGGTATACCGTTTGTGTTGTCTCGTGGAGTTTCCATATTATTTGCCTGATTTCTTAGTAAAGAAGTTCTTGCCTGCCTTAATGCGTTGTGCCAACTCCGTATCGGTCAAACCTGCATACGGTGTTGTGTCGCGCACCTCAACCTTATCGGTGAGGCGCTTATGCAGTTTGAGCGCCATTTCAAGAGCCTTGTTGCGGCTTTGGTTGTCAGGCTGAATATAAAATACGAGTTTGCCCGTAGGGATTTCAACCACCTTTTTAACCACACAGCCGACCTGCTCCATAAGTTCAAAAATGTCCTCGTCGTCTACCTGCTTTTGAAAGAGCATTGACTGCAACTTCCACGATTGCAACTGTTTTTCGTGTATGTCAAGCAACTTACTTTCGGGCATTATGCGGTCAAGCATTTGTTTCCAACTCTCGGTCTTGGTTACTTTGCTCGGGCTGTTCTGTACGGTCTCTGAATATCCGCAAGCCTTTAGAGCCTCTTTCATAGAACACCCATTATCTGCCATATACTTAAGCACTCTCTTATGCTTAATCTGCGTAGGCGAAAGCAACGCAGTTTCTTTTTTCTCTTTTGTTTTAGGCTTCGTTTCAGCAACAGCCTTACTAGCCTTTTTCTTTTTATTACTCTTTGCAGGTGTAGACATAGTGATACTACAAAGTATACCTCTACGGCTTGAAAAAGAAAAACCTTATTTGTGTGGATAAACAAAAAGAGCGCCCTTTAATTAAGCGCTCTCTTGCTTCTTTGCTTTATTCGTTCGGTAGATTGCACACAGAGCCGAGTACACCACCGCTACTCTGTCCCCTCGCGTCCACCTCCCGACTTTCTCTCCCTCCTGTATCGTTACTGCTTTCTCTGCAAGTTCGTGTAGGTACGCATATACGTCCTCGTCCGTAACTTCAATTTCCTTTTTCATTGGTTTGCCTTAAAGAAAGCCTGCGCGAAGTGTTGAGAGCAAAGCGACCTGA